CAGTTATGATTGAAATTGCAACATGGAGTGGGAACTATACAAAAGCAGACATCAAAATCATGGAAGTTATCGCTCATGAAGTTTGCTCACCTCTTGTTGCCTATAATGGAACCTTGGTCAGGTTCATGGGCACCAATCCCTCTGGACAAAATATGACAGTGTACCTCAACAGTATTGTAAATTCTCTACTACACCGTCTAGCTTTTAGCGATTGTTACTCACCTGGACAGCTCCACGGAATTGGACAGGATTTGGGACTCGATCGCCCAGCTACATTCAGAGACCTTTGCGCCATCTCGACTTATGGAGATGACGCGAAGGGTTCAGTGCGTAAGGGATATGATAGATTTAACCACGTTACAATGGCACAATATTTAGCCAGAAATGATATCGTATTCACTATGCCTGACAAAACATCAGACCCCGTACCCTTTATGTCTCGCTTTGATGCGGACTTCTTGAAGAGGAAGGACTTATTTAATCCCGAATTGGGAGTTTACGTTGGAGCCCTAGATGAAGGTAGTATTTTTAAAAGTCTACATTCTATCTTGGAGTCTAAAGTTGTCTCCCCAGAAACTGTGAGCGCTATGAACTTAGCAGGCGCTATGAGGGAGTGGTTTTTCCATGGAGAGGAGAAGTATGAAATGCGTAGGGAACAAATGAAGGAGATAGCTTCTAAAGCTAACTTGCCTGTTCCTGATTTAGACATTACTTACTCTCAACGAGTTAATGAATGGAAGGATAAGTATGAAGTACAATCAGGTACCCTTACCCCTAGTCAAAGGGAAAAGACGTACAAATGGATTTTAGGCCTACAGAATCCCGAGAAGACTTTGAAAACTTTGGAAAAAGCGAATCTCACTGGCAAGAGGGCCTTAAAGGTCCAAATGCTTAGAGATCATTTAGACATCGACGATGATTCTTCAGGATTCTCTGTTAGCTCAGAATGGTCAACCGAAACTGAACCTCTTTATAGGGAAGAAGTAGAGGCTGTGGCCGAGGAGGATACACTAATTGATAGAACCAAGGCAATCTTGGGCATCCCAACGTGTGAAAACATTGTTATGGGAGCTCAGTTTCTTGGGGAAATTGATCTGTTGTACTTGGATAGTCAAGTCGCCCTTGTAATTGAATGCAAGCGTGTTGTCGGTCGCGCGGCCGAACATGCTGAACGTGTCAAGAAACAAGCGATCAAATATGCAGGAGTTATTGCTCTGTTGAGACCAGATTTAACCGTTTACGGTATTACATGTACAGAGATGGG